CTGCAACGAATGTCGCTACAAAAAAATAACCAATCTCCATTAAATGAGGTTGCCCTAAAAGTTGTACTTTTAGGAGAACTCGGACGAAGATCTACGAAAGTTAAGACTGACAGTGGTAATACACTACAGTCTCGTGGAACCGTTCGACCAGCAATGGTAGTAGCTGGAGAAAGCTCCCATCCTATCAAGCCTTTTGATAAAGATGCGACACTTCAATTGATGAAACTGTACGCAACAATAGGCGCGATGGATGTTGGGAAAGTGGTGGAGGCCGTAACGTGCTTAGTCGAGATTTATCATCTCTTTGGACTGAGGCGTTTGAGGCATAATGATCATATCGATGAACAAATTCGATATAGGGTAGTGATCATGTGCGCGGTCATTCGATGTTTGGATTACATGGAATCGATTAACGATAATAAATCGTGGATCCCTTATTTCAAATACAAAACCTGTGCCTTCTATGCTAAGCATGAGAATCAGGACATTCCCCCTATTCCTTTGAAGATGGTCGAAGATCATCCAGGAATACTGTTTGGTGGCTATTTCGGAAGTTTTGTTAAGCTTCTGAAGGTTAAGAATCGTTTAAACTATGAAAGTTTCATGGTGACGATCAATCAAGCGAAAATGGGAATGCCACGAGCCGATGAATCTATGATTACGGCGGCGGAGGAAAAGTGTGCGCGCCACCTGACAACGGCACCAGTCGTTGTTGTGGACTACTTTTGTGATGAGTGTGGCATGAGTGGCCTTTCGTCATACCATCTAGGCAATTGTAGAGGTGTTCAAGAACACATGTATTGGGGAAATGGAGAGATCATTGATAAACAATCGATGATGAGGGAGTTGAGAAGGACAGTGCGAGAACTGTTTGTTGGGCAGCAATACACTGAGAAGCTGCACTATGAACCGTTCTTTCCTTCCACTTCCGCCAATTACATAAGGAGTAGAAACTCCTGTGGGGCCGTTGGGATTGTTTGTGAACTTATCAAGCAATTAGGCCTTCTCGAATCGGAAACGGATCTTGTTAGTACTGAAGTTATTAATGGGAAAGTTCGATCCGAAGTCGCCAGATCTTATGGCGATTCTGGGATATACGAGCAGAAAGCTTTTGACCTAGATAGAGATAATGGAAAATTACATGTAGGAAAAATTGTCGAGTACGACAATAGTCTGCTTCGTGGTAAGTGGGCGATTTTGATGGATCGTATCAAGTCATTGGCAATTGATGAAGATGCGAAAGTCGAAGCCGTCGGCTTGGCTGAAGCTCTGAAGATCAGGGTTATCTCGAAAGGGCCCCCGTTACTTTATACTTTTCTTGTGCCTTTGCAGAAGTTCATGTGGTCGATTTTGAAGGAAAACAAAGTTTTCCGATTGATAAGTGAACCAATTGAGGTGCGACATGTTGAAGAACGGATTGGTATCCCTCGGGATGATCAGATTATTGTAAATGGGGATTATAAAGCCTCGACTGATAATTTGCACAGTTGGGTCAGTGAGTGTATAGGGCGCGAGATTTCAAAATGTATTAGAGAATCGCA